AAACAATCAAGATTTAATTAAAGCATTAGTAAAGTCTGACATTCCAAAAATAAAAAGTCAAACAGCCTACAATCAACTCCTAGATTTAAACAAAAGATTAACAAGTAAAAATTGGGAAGACAAAGTTAGTAAGCAAGGCGGTGTTCTACATATTGCAGACACTAGGGGAAATTTATTAAAGTATATAGATGAATTATTAAATACTCCTACTTATAAATTTGACCCATTTAAACGCTAAAAAGGATTAGGAGTTCCACTAACTGTATCTCCTCTTCTGTCTGCCATAGCTACTGCGTCCTGTTCCGTTTCTGTAACCAAACAACTATTACCATGATACCCTACCTCACAAGAGTTAGTCTGTCCATACCTATTCTTAGCCACTATAAGCTCTAAGTAGCAATCACTATTACCATCATCTCCATATCTAGATACCCAAGGATAATGAGAGAATACTACAATCTCTGCATCTTGTTCTAAGTTACCAGACTCGGCAAGGTCAGATAGTCTAGGTACTCTATCATTTCTATGTTCCATATTCCTATTCATCTGTGATACTAATACTACAGACATATCCTCAGCCTTAGCTAACCACTTATAGTTACGACTTACATCTCCTATCTTTAAACGTAGGTCTCTTCTGTCTTGAGGTGGGTGTTCTATCAGCCCTATATGGTCATCAATAACTACGTCTGGTTTAATAGCCTTTATCTCTCTAAAGGTATCTTCCATATTTCTAACATCATCAAACATAAATAACTTACCTTCGTATATCTCTTTTATCTTATCTGCAGTTGCCTTTATGTCTTCTTGGTCTAACCCTATATTATTCCTAAGATTTCTATATTGTAAGCTATCACTTTCCATAGCTAAAAACTTCTTCATCATTTCTGTATTAGGCATCTCTCTATTAAACATAGCTACCTTCATACCTTGATTAACTAAGTTCCTAGCCATATTCGCAGCTACAGTTGTCTTAGCATTTCCGGGTCTACCAGCTATAATAGTTATCTCTCCTCTAGTCATACCTGTTATTACTCTATCTAACTTAGGCAACCCTGTTTGTATTAATGTAGTAGAATTAAATATAGACTCTTTGGTCTCTTCAAGTAAATCATTAACACTAAATATTTTATTAGGTTGTAACTTAATAATATTACCTATTGTAGTATGTGCCTCTTCAAGTAATGATTGAGTCTCCACGCTGTTATCGTTGATATCTTGAGAGATAGAGGACATCTGCTTGTTAAGCGTTCTTCTTAGATAATAACTATGCAACATTTTTGCATATGTAGTAGCGTGTGATGGAGAGGTTACCTTATCTAGAAAACCAGATATCTCATATGCAGAATACCTACCTGTATCATTCATACCTACTTCGTTACTAATAGTATTTAAGTCTATCTCTCTCTTGTCTTTATATAGTTTATTAATTGCCTTCCATACTTTGTTATTAAACTCTGAATAGAAGAAACCCTCTGCAGAAATCCAAGATGCTACTACATCCATTTGCTTTGGGTCTTGTATTATACAACCTAGTAATGCTTTCTCTAGCTCTACACTCTTCATTTTAGTCCTTTAATTTTGGTGGTATTCTGTCTAAGTCTTTTCGCTCACGCTCATTCTTAAACTCTTCTCTCTTAGATTCGTTCTCTATCATGCCACATAAGTATGCAATATTATAACCCCTCTCAGCGTAACCTTTATCAATAAAAGTTTTTATCATATTGATAACTATTTGCTCTTTTATCTTCTCTGTTCTTACAAAGAAAGCACACTTCTCTGTATCTTTTAAATTCCATTTCTTTTCTATCCTTTTAAAAGCCTCCTTAATATACTTGGTGGCTGTAGGAGAAACAGATAACATAAGACTCTTTAATTTTAAAGACACTTCTTTCTTAGGCATATTATTACTACACATAGGACACTTAGGCATTACATTTACCACAATCTTTGTATTCTAACCTAATCTTATTAAATACATCATTTGGAAGATACTTGCTTTTATTTACTGCTCCAGAAGGAGTGATAAACTTAGACCAAGCCTTTGTACATTTTTCACATCTATATGGTGGGTAAAAAGAGTGTTTTTTATTTTTCTTTGCTGCATTATCACTTATTTCATATTTTAAATAATGTTCTCTTCTTGAACTTATCTCAGTTACACAATCCCAATCAACAAAATCATCTCCAAGATAATTAGCTAAGGCATCTATCTTAGCTAAGTTGTCATATATATGATAAAACTCAAGCCTACTACTAGTTGTCGCTACTGGTTTTCCTTTCTTTAATTCTATTTTAAATATTTCATAATTGCTCTTCACTTTCTCTCCTTTTGCTTTAGCCTAGTTATCTTAAATATTTCTCCTCTATCCTCTTTAAATACAACCCAATCACAAGTGCCTATGGACAACCACTTGGGTATAGTCTTTCTAACTTTACATTGTATTTTAATAGGTTTGTCTCCACCTATTAGGACATCTACATCTTCTGCACAATCTGGTAAAGATAATCCATTAGAACCATAGGCTCTTCTAACGTCTTTATAGCCCATCTCCTGCAGTTTAGAAACTACCTCATACTCAAATCTATTTCCTTTTGCTTTGCTTTTTGATGGCATTACTTCTCCTTTTCTTTCTTGTCTTTTTGAACGGACTTTCTAGAAATCTTTTCAATCCTATCTTTACTTTCTTGCAAAACTCCATCTACTTTCTCCTTCATATACTCTGCATACTTATCTGTATCTCCTTTCATATCTAGGTAGTTATAGAAAAAGTCACTAAGTATTTTTATAGTTGTTTGATTATTCATAGCTACTTGATACAAGTAGTCTATCTTCTTTTGTGTTTTATTTCTTTTCTTATTATTCATTTAACCTCTTTTATTATAAAGTTTTTGAGACCAAGAGGTAGCCAACCTATTTGTATATTATAACAAAAAACAAGAACAATCTTTGTATCCATAAATACGTGATATTCTTTTATGTATTCCAGAATACCGTTTTATTATTTAGAGAAAGTATTAGTGTTATGTTTTCCTTGGTCTCAAATATAATTATTTACCTACTATAACTTCTAATAGTGTGTCTATTTTCTTCTCTATCCTATGTAATCTAACCACTATACTTACAAACATACAAAGCATAAAGAACACAAACGCTTCCCAACCAAATATAAATGTTAGGTTCTCGTTAAATAAACTGTCAAAGTAATGTTGCATATCTACTCCCTTTGTTAATTAAATTCTTAAGGCACTTTAGAGGAAACCAACAAACTCAAGGTGTGCCTAAGACCTAATATAAGCTATGCGAAATAAGGAGAAAAGCATAGCTAGTGCATAAATTTTTGGGGTGTTATAGCACACCCCTAGCTATTATTATCTTATGAAACTAGACTATAGGTAGCGTACTTCTTGCTAGTGTCTGTCTCTATGTTCATATTAAAAGAAGTTCTAAGCACATGTATTATCGCTGCCAACCTCATTGTACCAAACCTAGTCAATGCTGACTTCGGTGTTAGCTTTTTACCAGATAATAGATATGTTCTCACTCTTTCTATTTTGCTTTTTCTTTTTCTAGGCATTTTGCCTCCTTGTTGTATACGGTTCTTAGGTGTCTTATTAACACCCTGTCTTCTTGTGGCGTCATCTCATAAACAGCTTTATCTTTTTTTATATCTCTACTAGAATCAATCATAATCTTAATTCCATCTTTCCAACCAAAGGTGTCTACAAAAACTTCTTGAATATTATTCCACTCTTTTATCTCCAATCTCATTACCTCCGTAATCAGTATCTAACCTACTTGGATATAACTCTTCTTCTTCTTTAGTCATAGGGGAACTAGTATTTATCTCAGCAATCCTAGTATATTCATTCTTTAGTTTTTTAACTAAAGAGTCTATAAGATTAACCTTTGTAAACTTAGGCTCTAGTGACTTCTTAAGAACTTCTAACGAATCCAATATAATATCGTATTCACTATTAGTTATCTTCATTAGAAGGGTAGGTCAGACTCATCACGTTTTCCATTTGCCCACTTGAAAATACCAACGGCTTTAGGACTAATCATATCCTCTCCATCTCTGTTCTTCCAAGTCTCGTGAGCAACTTTGATAATAGCTGGGAGACCTTCCACATCTGCAGGATTAATAGAGGGTAAAGCATACATAGTCTTACCATCTACTTCCTTCTCTGCTATCTTAACTCCTAACGCTTCTACCATAGCCTTATATCCACCATTACCACCAGCATTAGGTTCTAGGTTCTTGCTATCTGGAGTCTTAAACCTAAAGAAACCTTTAGACCTAACCTCTTTATTTACAAATGTAGAACCACCTATACCATTGAACTCTTTCTCTGAGTTCTCTGCAGATAGATTGAATATAATGTTATATATATCTGCAAGATACTTACCACGAATCACTACATCTTCTTTCACAGTAACATCTTTTACGTGAGCGTAGTACTCACCTTCCTGTACCATAACATTAGGCTTGTCTTCTGTTGGGTCGTAGAAAGATTCTCCACCAACCATATCATCTAGTATATCATTAACCATTATTTGACTCCTCTTTTAGTCTGTTTATTTTGTTTATTACTTTTAACATATCTGCTCTCTCAATGTCTCCATTCTCTATAGAGTTAGATATCTTTGTTTTCCATTCGTCTGTTAAACCTTCCATTTCTTTATAAAGATAGTCTATATCTTCTTTAGTTAATGCAGGGTCTTCAACTCTATTTCTGTAAACATCATCAGCAATATTCATATACATATTAAATGCTTTTTTAATACAATCTGTATTAGCTGATTTAATATCATTACCAATGTCTACAAATTCATTAGAGCCTCTCTTCTTCTGTATTCTATGGGCAGCCGTCATATCGCCTTCTCTCCATATACCACCTTCATACCATTTAAGCCTACCATGTACTACAAAGGCTTCACTTCCTAGAACTTCTGTGTTTACTATAGTCCAAGACCAACCAGCAAAATACTTGTCTGCAAGTTTCTTCATATATGAAACTTCTACATAGTCTTGACCCATCTTCTTCTTTACAAAAGCTCTAGGCGTATCTTCCATAGATACCTTATCGTGTAACTTAGTAATAGACGCTAGGCTTTGTTCTATTGCTTCGTTACTTACTACAACTTCCTTCACGCTTCTCCTCCTTCGGTGCTTAACATACCTATTAAGTCTGCAAATATAGATGCATCTTTATCTGCTTTACTCATAGACTTTTTAAATGTATCAAGCTCCTCATCTTGGTTAGCAACAACATGCATTAGATTAGTTAGAGCTACTTCCACCTGCTCTAATCTAAAATCTATTTTGTTTATCTCTTTCCTAACAGGGCTTATCTTTCTTCCTAATCCCATATTCTCTCCTTATCTTTTCTCTGGTCTATCATCTGTTATCTCTGAGTCCATACGACTACCCACTACCCTATCTCTTTCTATCATAGCTACCATTAACAAAAGGTAGTTAATAATATCTTTGATTCTTCCTTCTATAGGTTCTGAGTATGTCTTTCTAGTTTTAAAATAACTAAACAAACTAGATATGTGCTTAGATAAATATACAGATAAAACTTCTATAGGTGCAATACCTAAATTACTAGATATGTTATCAAAGTTCCATAAGACATTATCGTTATGATTACCTTCGGTATATTCTATACGTTTGGTATCTGATAAACTAAGTGTTTCTTCTATAAACTTTGTTCTTAGCTTATCATATTCTTTTTTATTCATCTATTTCTCCTATTTTTAAACCAATAAAATGTTAGGAATAGTAAAAATATTCCTATACTAAAACATAGAAATGTAAGGCTTAATACAAAAGCATTACATACCCAAGTTGCTAAATCAAATACTATCATTCTCTTCTCCTTTATAATATATACACGCTTCACTAACAGGGCAATATCTCTCACATTTAGTACCACCCCAAGTCTCTTCTCTGTTACACATCTCCGGCATAATGTTCTCTTTAAGAGCAAACTCTAGAGCGTCTCTTTTTTCTAAGAACTTATTAGTTACATGGTCTTTGTGCATAATTGGTACTTCAAGCAAGTATATATTTCTATCTACTCCTTTTTCTCTTGCTACTTGTAGACCACCATCTCTTACTGTAATCTGTATAAGTATCTTATCTACAGGATAACCATTCTTCTCTAGTAATAACTTATAAAAGTTTAACTGCCATGCCCAATCTCCAAAGTCTGCAGAATCCTCATCTCTATAAAACTCTTTTATTCTTTTAGGTGTTCCTTTCTTTCCCCACCTACCACTTCTTTTATAGACTTCTGTAGGGTGAAATTTATGAACAACTTTTATTCCTAAACATTGAGCAACCTTGTACGAACCTGTATTTTTATAATCTATAAGCGTTTTACTTTTCTCGTCATATAAATCTACAATACCTGTTATATTATAGTGTTCTAATGGTAACTCTGAACGTAAACTAGATAACACCTTTGCAGAATCTTCTAGCTTTTCGTGATGTAATGTTCCTGCTAGAGAAAAAGCCTTGCTTTGTGGGTCTATATAGAAGTCGGTAGTTCTCTCTAAGTATGCTTGACAAGTACCATTTATTAACTCTGTAGTAGATGTCTTTCTCTTTGGGTCTCTCTGTTGAGCCATATGTAGTAGGGCTGGTAACGTCACACCCATTCTCTCTACATCTACATCACCTCTAGAAACATCTTCTATACTTACTTTCTCTCCATCGGGATATTTAAAACCTACTAACGGCATCTTCTTTCTCCCTTTTTAGTGGTTGAATTTACTGATTCAGTACCATTTTCACAAGTATTTTTTACTTTCTTGTTGTGCTTTATTTGGCTTATTATATACTCTGCTTTTTCCCAACCATACTCTGTTACTAGTGCTTTTACTTTTCCCATTCTAACTCCTCTGCTTCTATATTATTTTCCATAGTTTCTACTACTATATCTCCATCTTCTACTATCTTCTGTAGATATATGCCACTCTCTTCTAGCAAACCAAACTCATCTTCTATGAATCCGTAAGTATCTCTACGAACTCCTCTAGAATCTGGGTATACTGCTAACTCTACAATTACAGTTTCATAGTCTGCATCTATATCAAACGACTTATTATTTATCATTTCCTTCTCCTTTAGTTATCGAATTTTGCAATTCGTTTATTTATATATTCTATTAAATCAGTACTGAATAGATAGGAAAGTCTATCTTCATTACTCATTGTATTAATATATGTTATTAGTCCATCTAAATTATCTGCTAATCTTACACCTTTCTCTATGATAGCATTACATATCCTTATCCAATTACGAATCTTTGTACCATTAAGAGTACCACTATGATGCCTAAACTCTAAGCTACCATGATAGTATCTAGAGTGTATGTTTAAACCATAGTATCTATTATCATTATACTTTTCTGTACTAGGACTTGCTCTTCTATAGTATAAGTCTACTAAGTCTTGTTCATACTTTACAGATTGCAAATCTACGAGACCTAGACCTAGTGGTCTACACCAATTAGAACCTCTTCTAGAAGGCGGCATCATAGAGAATATAGTATCTTCTATCTTAGTATATACTATAGCTATATGTGCTACCTGCCTAGCACTTAAGTCTAGAGAATTGAAATGTATATGTAATCCACAAGACCTATTAACTGCACCACCATACTCATTACTCCAGTTAGTTAAGTAGTCTATAGTTTTATCTAAAGCATTACCATTAGCTGGTGTAGAGACTAACTCTGTACCATAGTAACCATCATCTGCCTGTATAGAACCATCACTTACACTTTGCCAACCAACAGGATAAGACATACTATCAGTCTCATGAGGGTACATACACTCTGCTTCTATACCTACATGTCTATGTATGTTTAGCTTGTCAAAGTTTTTAGAGGTTGTTGTGTTTCTAGGTAATGATAGATTATCTTCAAAGTTCTCTACACAATTATCATAAGACTCATCATAACAATTATCACATTGATACTCTCCTCTACTCTCGTTGTAATAAGCTTCATCTCTATCTACATCTTCATCGCAACCTTCACAATATACATATCTATCGTGATAACAACTTTCACAATAGCTAGAGTCACTAACAAAGTAGCTATAATCTGCATGGTTTCTCTCTCCACAAGAATAACAATCGTAATAATTCTCATCTATACAAGTCTCACATACACCATCATCTAAATCGTTAGGACTACAATCTTCCCCACAATCTTCACACTCTATATCTACAGGTGGTGGCTCTGTAACTCTTTGTGTTTGTCTAAGACTAGGCATATCTATACTCCTATGTTTGTAGTTATTATTCCTACTATCAATCCGTTAATTACCTTTAGCCAATTAAGTTTCTTTAGAGCGTTGTATATATCTCTCTCTAAAGTATCACTACCTCTATCTATATCTACCTTAGTAGAAGATAGACTATCTATCTGATTGATTAAAAACTCTAAGTATTCATCATAAGAATACTCAGATAGAAAAGGATTCTTCTTGGCTCTCTTGTATAGAGTTTCTATTATAAAGCGTTTAGACTTTAGCTTTACAGGATTAGGAAACCCTATTAGTATTACCTTCTTCATTTACACCTCCATCTGTTAATAGTTTACCATCATAGTTTGGTATATCCCACTCACAATCTATGCATACATACTTTCTCATATCTGCATCATACTCTAGTTCATCATCTACAGTGTCTTCAAAACACACTTCGCAATAGTCTATCTTATCTACATGTAGAGCTTTACTTGCAGGACTCATATTTGATACTAAGTCAGCAGGTAGATGCTCTGCACAGTAACCTTGAGACCAAGAATAGTCTCCACAAGTCATACAATAAGCATCTTCTATATCATTTTCGTAGGTAGTATCGCAAGTCTTAGTACTGTACTTAGTATGCCAACCACCATAACCATAGTTAAAACCATAGCCGTAATCATCTATAGTATCTTGACTAATAGTCTTGAACTTCTCTTCCTTGTAGTCTACAAGTTTTGTAAACTTAGAAGTATCATAACTATATATAATATCAGTAGGTACTTTTATAATATCTAGAACTAACCCTGCGTCTAGCATAGCATTACTCATAATATCTTCTGTACTAGCGAAGAATAAAACCTTAGCTTTCTTCCAATAAGATATAACCATAGGTCTACCATCTTCTCTAGCTAGGTGCAGAGTAGTATTGTTCTCTTTAGCCCAAGCTACTGCAAAGTCTCCATTGATAGACTCAAAGGCTTTGCTCTTATCTTTTCTATTAAGAGATTGAAATATAACCTCTGAATCTACTTGGGGTATAGCCTTACCTAGCTTTCTAGCAACTTGGTTATAATTGTAGATAACACCATTGTGTATACCTACAACCTCTCCTATATTAAAAGGGTGTGCATTAGTAACTACTTTTGCTCCTGTGGTAGCGAACCTAGTATGACCTAGCACAATAGAGGTATCTCTATCTATCTTGTCTATTACATTTGACCATTCATTAGTACGAGTAAGTGTACTAGAATCTGTCAATGTTTTATATGTATACCTATTTAACGGATTCATAATAGAGAAGCCTGTACTATCTTTGCCTCTAGCAGATGATTCATCTGTTAAATTGGTAAATGTACGCTTAAGTATATCTAGTTGGTGGTCGGATTGACCATTACTAGTCTTAGCGAAACCAAATATTCCACACATATATTTCTCCTTCTACATGTTGTATTTGTTTATTTTGTTAGTTATATATTCACAAGAGGCTCTACCACCAATCATATCTATAAGATGTATTGGCTGTAAAGACTTTATCTTGTCTCTGTCATATATAATTTTTTCTATATCTCTACCTTTCTTAGTAGAGCGTGACGCTATCTCTTTTACAGATTGCATTATCTCGTAAAGAAAGTCTATCCATTTTAGTATAGGTGTTGAATCTATACTACCTTCATGGTATCTAAATTCTATTGTACCATGATAAAATCTTGCATGTAGATTAGTACCAATGTACCTAGCTTGGTTGTATCTATCTGTATTTATAGATGATTTACCTATAACTTTATAATACCAATTAGTTAGCTCTACTATATTTCTACATTCTATTATATCATTATAGGACGCTAAGAATCTCTTAGCATATGTACTAGTTCTTCTCTCTTCGGGTAAAGATTCTATGATATAATCATCTATATGATTCATAATTATACATAATGCTTTTAGCTCTTTAAATCTAAAATCTCTAGCGTTAAAGTGTACATGTATACCACAACTCTCATCTACATAATTGTTTTCTTCATCATGATGATACTCTAAACCCATTATAGTCTCTCTAATTTTATCTCCAATAACTGGTCTATAATGCTTAAACTCTACACCTCCACAACTTAAAGAACCGTCATGTATTACATCAAAACCTCTAGGGCTAGATACATTATCTACATATTCATCTGCGTCATCATACTCTGTAATAACTTCGCTTTCTATAGATAGATGTCTGTTTATACCATTCTTTTTATGTATTATTGGTCTAGGTCTACGATAATCTCTATAGGTTGTAAATAATCTATTATTAAGATTCTCTTCTGCACAAGAGTTACAAAATTCTGTAAAATCTATTTTAACATAATTATCTTCTATATATTTTTTATGTTCGTCTAGATATTTATGTTTAGTATTTTTAGTTCTACGGCTCATTAGTTTTTCTAAGTCTATGCTTGTACTATTACCACAATGATTACAATACCGATGTATACAGGGCATATGTTCTCTAGAAACAATATCTACGCCATGCTCTACTAGATACTTTAGTGTATCTTCTCCAAATTTATTTATAATAGTACTCTTATCTACATCTGTTCTATATACATCTAGTACATGTTTACTATCTAGAGATAGATTACATATTAATTCTATATCTCTATAACAACTCATACAATATCTTTTATCTTCATGCTCTCCAACACCATCTATTCTAGTATGAAATATTAGATTGCAACTATCTCCACTACATACATATAAAGAGTTGCCTCTTACTCTAGCAGTACTATCATCTAAGCTATGCAATATAGAACGTATATAGTCTTTCTGTATTCTAAAAAACCTATTGTTATGTTCTAGTCTACTAGGTTCTACCCATTCTACATCTGCTAACTTCTTTATAACTTCGTTATTATAGTTAGGTTTTTTAAGTATTGTACTAGCTATTCTATGAGGAGCGTTAACAACCCTCTCACCTCTTCTAATAACTCCAAACCTAGAGATACTATATTTAATAGGTTTCTTATAGTTAAGGTTCATAGACTTACCTAACTCGTCTACATGATATAACAATATCTTGTCTTGAAATAGTAGGTCTTGTCCTCTAGCTAGATATCTATTACCTGTTTTCTTATGCTCTATTATAAACCTATGCACTTGTCCTTGCCAATCATATCCTTCTATATTTAAGTCACTTATAAACATATCTACTTTACATAGTAAATCACTTATAGTAGGTAAGTTCTCTCTACTATGTGTAAATAGATAATCACGGAATCTATGGCTTTTTATTATACTTGCCTTAGCGTACTTATGTAAATTATCACGATTAACAATTTCTCTATCTTCTTTACTATCTAGATACAAAACCATTCTAGGGTTAAGTATTAGAACCTCATTTGAATATTGCATCTCTAACCTCTCTAATTATATATATAATATAATCTTTGTATAGGATAGCCACACCACTAGATAGTATTGTAAGTATACTAAGGTGTGTTTCTCCACAAGAGCCTAGTAGATGATGTATTATTTCTCTCATATCTACTCCTTGTTTGTTATTTTAAATTACCATATTCTACAATGTCCCTTACTTTTTTTCTACGAGACATCCAAGAGCTATATCTTATATATGCATCTTCCATATCTAATTTTACACCTACCTTTTTACTATATCTCATAGCTTCTGTTGTGCTAATAGCAATAAATCTAGTACCATCTATTAATCTATATTTATTATATCTAGTATTATTAAATACTACTATATTACTCATTCTATACTCCTTATTCGCTATTATTAAAAATCTCTATCTGCTACTTGTAGACAAGTCAATCCTTCTTTTCTCCACATATCTACTACTTGCTTTCTATCATCTACTACAAATAATATACGTTCTTTTTTATAGAACTTATTTAACCAATTTCTTTTTAATGTACTATCTTTTAAATATAAATTTTCTTCATCTCTCATTCGTAGATTATGATAATAGACTTTATTATTATATAACCACATTTTTGTAGCTTTTTGTGTTCTATCAGAACGACCAGAGAGAATATCTATTCTATATCCTGCATTAAATAGAGTCTGATTTAACTCTATTATACTTGAATTAGGTTTATCCATTTCTATATTTTTAGGATTATAGAACTTATCCCAATCTAGCTTACCATTTCCAATAGAACAATAATCTACTCTATCTTGAATATCTGCTAGAGTTCCATCTAAGTCAAATATAACTATACTATCTCTACTTATCGGCATATCCATAGCTCCATTTTCTATAAAAAGGTGCTCCTTGATTACATATTTTGCTACTATATATATCTATTTCTACATAAAGATTTCCATAGGTATTATCTTTATATCTATAATATTTAGTATAAGACTCTCCCTTTGCTATTACTAGTCTATTATCTATTATAAAATCAATTTCTTTATTTGAGAATATAGAAATAATCTTACCTTCTTTATTTTTCTTTATAGGTAGATTTAACTTTCTATCTATTTCTTTTATTTTTAGTTTTTTCAATCTCTACCCCTCATCTGTTATCCAAAAGTATTCTATATTAAGTGGCTCTTTCCAACCATACTTACTATAGAAGTCAAAGTCTTTCTTTAGTAAATTACTTCTATGAGATGAGTGTATTCTTTCATCGCCTAACCAATAAGGCATTTCTACATTATCACTTACACTATACATCTCCATAGTATTATTATAACCTCGTAGAATCCACTCTTCTATCATAGCATTTCTATATAGAACTAGTGCCTCTTCGTAGCCTTTCCACATTAGAACGGCTGGGTGGTTTATCCAACCTCTATAACTACGACCACTCTTAGTAGGTATATTACATAGAGCGTTGTATATCTGCATAGCTTCTACTCTTTGCTTACCTAGACGTCTATAATCTAGTAGCATAGCTGATTGTCTAAAGTCTTTTACTGGTAGAAATGTTTGCATTAGAGTTCTTCTATCTTTATTGGGTAATTACTTAGTAAATTTTCCTTAGTAGGATATTTCCATCTTAATAAGCCTTCTATATCATCGTGAGGTGTAGAAGATTCATACAATATATAATTAGCAATTACTTCTATAACTTTATTATAATCTTCTTTTCTACGCATATGTAATGTTTTTATTTTTTTCATCTCTATATACTCCTTATATACCAAGCTACTATATAGGCAAATACCATACATACCCAAGCACCTACTATAAAATCTTGTATATCTTCTAACAACTCTATGATTCTATCTATTCTGTTTTTATCTAACATTATTACCTCTACTCTTTTTTAATAAATTCATTTTATAATCTATAACTTTTGCTCCGTCTCTTTTAGTATTTTGTAAAGCACGAACTAATCTATTAATTTGTTCTTTATCGTATAAATCATTTGTTCTACTAAGAGCATTGTATAGAATATCCATTTTTTTAACAAATGAAAATTCACTACTAACCCAAAATACTAGAGCATTTTTATACCCTAAGTCTTTATAGCTAGGTTTTTTATTATCTTTATCTAACATAATCACCTCTATATATAAAAAGAGTAGTAGAATGTAAAATCTCTACTACTCTTTTATTATTATTTAGTCTATCTATTATTACTTATCTATCTTTTTATAGATTGGTAATACTTTACCTTCTATCATTAATTGTTTTATAATTAATAGTAGTAAATTTCTATTAATTATATCACCTTCTACTAATCCATAGATTTCAGCATCACCTACTGACTTTACTTCTACATCATGGTTTTTATGATATTCCATGTTCTTTCCTTTTTCTATTAATAAACTTTTCTATTATAATTTAAACTAGGTAGCAAATCTTTAGTAGCTTTTTTTATTCTACTTAATTTATTATAAACTCTTATGTTATCTCTAAATTTATTTAACGTATCATTTTTTCTACGCATTTGTAAACTATATATATGTTTCATCTAGTGTTCTTTCTCTATTATTACCAAGTCTTAGCGTCTATACCTCTTATAAATCTTGTCTTTCTAGTTGGTGTATTTCTTAATACAAATCTTGCTCTATCTCTTTTATGTCTTTGTCTATCTAGTTCTATGTTTTCAGCTTCTTCTATCTTGGATAGAGTCTTGCATATTGTAAGTTTTTTATAGATAGTCTTTGTATCTAGGTCGTGCAATTCTATTGTATAGCCTAATTTATTATCTTTAGAGCGTATAATCTCTATAACATTCCATAACTCTATTTGTGTCTTTACCTCTATCTTTAAAGTGTTATTATCTTTAGTGCTTTCTAATATATAACTATTAGAATCTATATCCTTTCTATACTTTATAATTACGTTACCTTTTAATTTTATATGTCCGTATCTATAGAAGTCAAATTGATTATTGATTTTATAATCATTTAGTAGAATATCTTTTCCAAAGGGAAGCTCTTTTGTAGAACTTCCCTTTTTTCTATGATTGCTTTTTTCTATCATTACTTGCTTATATTAAGTGTAACCTTACCAAGTGTAGAGCCGTTTGGTAAATTAGCTTCCCAATCTTTTCTATTCTCTTCGATTGCAAGTTGTAGAGCTTCATATGCTCTCTTTACCGGCTCTGGTGCAAATTCGTATTTAGGTGGGCTAGTTATATCACCGTTTTTTATACCCTCGGCCTGTTTCTCTTTGGTTAAATAACCTTTTTTGACTAGCTCTTCACTAGCTATGAAAGATAGTTTCATATTGTTTCCTTTTTTCTATGCTCAAAAACATCTATGAAATATATATATAGAGATAAATAATCTATATGAGCGTTTTGAGCGTTTGTTTTTTTTCTGTAATATTTCACGTCATAATATAATCATAAAATAATTAATAAAAAATATTGATTATTAAAAAGATTAAATTGCAACAAAAATTGCAAGAAGTTGCAAAAAGTTTGCAAGTAGGTGTGTGGGGAAAGTGTATACGAAATAAATAGGAAAAAGTCAAGAAGTATTTAAAAGGTATGCAAGGATTGTGACATACATCACACAGTAAAATTAAGTTCTTGTTTCTTGTTGTTGAGCGTGTTAAATTTCGGGCTTTTTTGTATGCTTAGTCTACTTTTCGACCAGTCATTCCAACTTTCAACCACAAAGTTGAATTTTCAACCAAACAGTCGAAATCTCAATAGGAAAAGGGTGGGGGGGTATTTCTGAAATATAAGACTACACACATTGTAGCCCATTTTTTTTAGAATAGTATGTGTATTTACTAAGTTCTAATTGCCGCTATACTACTTACTGGGCCAAACATTTCGCATGATTTGTGTATATCTTTGAAATGATAGTGTGGTTGCCTAATATGGTGTTCTGCTTTGTCACTAAAGTATACTGCTTGTTCAGCTATATAGAATGTTCCTTCCTCTACATAGTGCCATTCTTTTGAATTTACTAACAATATGCTCTTTACCTCACCTACAGGCAATAATATACTAGGTCTCACTTCTTTTTCCCCTTTTTCTCTTTTATCTCTACGACTTTTACTACTCGGTCTGTAAACAAATTTATGTGATTTGCACAGATTCTTGCATCTTTTAGGTTTTGAAACCTTTTTATTGGATAATCCACAGTTTGTCTGTTGGTAAATGCTCTTCCCCTAATCATATACCAAACTTCTTCCCTGTTAGTTTGTATTATTCCGTACAAGTTTCAACCTTTTTCATGTAATGAACTTACACACTATTACTTAAACTCACAAGTCTTTTGTATATTATTTTCCAACTATTTTTTCTTTCTTTTGGATAATACGTTAGTATTATCTTTTTCTTTCTTTTTGTTTTGTTTAGACCCTTGGGCTAAAAGGCCCTATAACTTACAAAGAAAAACCCATATACACAAGTATTTTGTAAAAAAAAGATAAAAAAACAAATAAGACTTGCGTGAATGTCTTGTATGGTGCTATATTAGTGGCATGAACAAGAGTAAAATACTAACAGTTGCTAGAAACTACTGTGCTAATTGGAATGTAGGTAAATGCTTAGGTTGCGTTTTTACTAGAGACGAAGGATATCTTAGTATGTGCCTAGATGATAAGAAAGTGGGTAAGGATTGTAGTGTAGAAGATGGTTGTGATTATTTTCAAGCTATAGTACAACCCGGCATAGTAGATGATAGGGACTTAAGAACAATAAAAAATGGAGAGAGAAATGAAATTTGACATTGGTGGACATAATTATAGTGTTAACTTAGTAGAAAGTAAGACTACACCAGACGGTAAAATGCTTTTAGGACATCATGATACTAGAACCTGTACTATTAATCTAGATGGTGGTATGTCTAAAACTAGAACTCAAGAAACTTTCTTGCATGAAGTGGTTCATGTTATACTTACTAACGCTGGCATGCAAGACCATGACGAGACAATGATAGATGCAACAGCTAATGGGTTGTTACAACTGGGAGTAGGAGAGTTCTTATGGAAAAAATTAAAAAAATAGTAGCTATATTGTATTATTATATTGAATCTAAAGTTATATTGGGTATAATGTACTTAATAGCATCAAAGAAGGAAATAAATTGAAAAGAGCAATAGTAACACCAGACAAACACTTCCCCTACGAAGATAAGCCTGCTATTAAAGTCTTGTGCAAAGCTATTGAGCTTGTCAAACCACAGATATACATAGACCTTGGAGATACAGGGGAATGGGAATCTGTTTCTCATTGGCAATGGAAAAAGAAAAAGCGACCTCCTTTAGAATATCAGCTGCCTTTTGTACACAAAGAAATTAAAGCTGTGAACAAGGGTATGGATACCATTGACAGGTCGCTAGATAGGGCAAAAACGAAGGAACGTCATTTTATCGAAGGTAACCATGAAGATTGGTTAAATCGCTTCGTAGAAGAGAATCCTTACCTTAGTGATACAATGACAGTACCAAAAGCATTAAAGCTAAAAGAACGAGGATATAAATACCATAAGATGGGTAAGTATCTAAAGATTGGCAAGATTAACTTCTATCATGGGCATCACTTTGCTGGATTGACTCATACTAGAAACCATTTACTTAGATTAGGTGGTAATGTTATGTATGGTCATCATCATGATATACAGCAATCTTCTATTACTCATATAGATGGAGTTAAAAGTGCTTGGAGTATTGGTTGTCTTAAGGATATGTCTGACGATGCTAATGAGTGGCTAGGTAATAGAAAGCATAATTGGCAACATGCTTTTGCTATTGTAGACTTCCATAAGAATGGTAACTTCAATGTAACTGTCCATCAAATAGTAGATGGCGTTAGTACTGTAGATGGTAAGGTACTAAGAGCTTAGTGCAAACAAGGAAAATAAAAAAGATAGAATATCCTTTATTTAAAGATGAGAAGGAGTTCAGACATTATATGCCAAATCAATATCTTGCTAGGGATTGGCGTGATAGTGAAGAAGGAGATTGGGTTTTAACAGATGACAAACAAGTTTGCATGGTTATTAAGAAAGGTGTCTTGTCTACTGGTCGTAAAAAACAAATTAAGCAGGACTATATAAGAACTGTGATAGGTTCTTTCTTGTGTAAACCTTCTGTAAAGATAGAAGGCGAGATGAGAAAGAATATATATTCGTTTGGTAGTGCTGATAAGACGCCTAGAGAAAGGCAACAAAGTAGAAAGAAAGCAACTAATAAAGAATTCTTATTTGCTAAGTATGTAGCAAAGGGCGATGATATCGTAGACTCCTTTATTAAAGCTTTCCCAACAAATAACAAAGAGTATGCTAAGAAAGAAGCTGGCATGCTTTTAAAAACAGATAGGGTAAAAAGTTTGGTAAGAGAAGAAATAGATAAGCTTATGAATGAAGCAGAGATTACACCTCTGTATATTCTAGAGAAGATGAAAGATATCATTGAGTCGGATGGTTCTAGGGATAGCGATAAAGTTTCTTTACTGAAAGAACTAGTCAATATCGCAGGAATGAAAGATATGGACAAGAAGTCTGAGTCTGTTACTGTATTCCAAGGTTTCTCACCAGAACAACTTAATGCTATAGGTGGCAATAATGTTAAACAGCTTGCAAAAGCTGAAAGAGAAATAGAAAAATGAATCTTTATGAAATAATAATAGAAGTACTTAAGGCGGCTAGAGACAAAGGAGTTTCCCTAGATAATGATTGGGAGCTAGAAGATATAGCTACAGAAATATATGACATGTACTATAGTAGCGAAATGATTACTAGCTACATAAGTTCTGGGTATATGGAAGACATTAAGGACTACTGGGAAGATAAACCTTTAAATGATTAAGAAACTAGCTGTATATGGGACATTAAGAAATGGTAAAAGAAAAACATGTAAAGTGGATGGTTATAGCCTTGTTTACCCCGGGCATTATAATTACCCTGCTGCTATTATTAATAATAATTCTAAAGGAATGGTTGTTGAGGTAATGGATGTAGGTCAAGAAGATATAGACAACTACGATGTATACGAAGGTGTAGATACTGGGTTGTACGATAGAAGAGTAGTTACTGTATATGATGGAGAAGAAAAGGTTGATGCTTGGATGTATACAGCTGGGCCTTTACTACTGCAACATAAGAATGTGTTTGAGTTAGTTCCAAAACAGGATTGGTTATCAAAAAAGTCAAAGAAAAAAACAGCTTTAACATAAATAAGAATAATGTTTCTGAAAAAGAACAGGTTCTTGAATTAGCTAAGAAAGATATTATAGCCTTTGGTCAGTTATTTATGCCAGAGGACTTTATGAAATCTACTCCAGCTCCATACCATTATGAGTTAAGTGATTTACTATTAGATGATACGAAGAAACGCAATTGCATTATATTACCTCGTGGTCATAGCAAGTCTACTCTTGCTAAAGCAGCTCTTATGTATCATCTATACTTCAATCCGGAAGGTAAGAAGGAGTTTATAGCTTGGGTTGCTGAGGAGCAATCACAGGCAATAGACCATATTAAATATATACAAAACCATATAGAGATGAACCCTGCTCTTAATTATTACTTTGGAGACTTACAAGGTTCTAAGTGGACAGAAAAAGAGTTCACTACATCAAAAGGCGATAGGATAATTGCAAAAGGTACGTCGCAAAGACTTCGTGGTAGGTCACAGCTTGGTCTAAGATATACAAAGATTATCCT